GGTGCCTGTCGAAAGACGCGCGCCTTCCATCACCAACGACGGGGGCGAGGGGAGTGATCGCTTGGCCCCCATCCATTCGCTGACCGAGCTGCTCGAACGCTTCGCGCTGGTCTATGGGCAGGGCGGCACGGTGTTCGACCACAAAGAGCACATGCTGGTCGCCCTGGGCGACATGCGGGATGCCTGCGTGCGCAAGGAGCTGCATCGGGCGTGGATGGAGCACTCGGATCGGTCCATCGTGCGTGTGCGGGAAGTCGACTTTGACCCGTCGTGCGAGAAGCCCGGGGTGACGTGCAACCTCTTCGCCGGTTGGCCGACGGTGCCGCAGGAGGGCAACTGCGACCGGCTGCTGCAGCTGCTCTGGCACATGTGCGGCAACGAGGCCAACCAGAAGGCGCTGTATGACTGGGTGGTCAAGTGGCTGGCCTACCCGCTGCAGCACCCCGGTGCCAAGATGAAATCGACCATCGTCATCCATGGTCCGCAGGGCACCGGCAAGAACATGTTCTTCGATGAGTACATGAAGCTCTACGGTGAGTATGGCCGGGTGCTTGACCAGGCGGCGCTGGAAGACAAGTTCAACGACTGGGCGAGCCGCAAACTGTTCCTGCTGGCGGACGAAGTGGTTGCACGCACCGAGGTGTACCACCTGAAGAACAAGCTCAAGGCGCTGATCACGGGTGACCGCATCCGCATCAACCCGAAGAACATTCAGGCCTACGAGGAAGACAACCACGCCAACCTGGTGTTCCTCTCGAACGAGGCGATGCCGGTCGTGCTGGAAGAGGACGACCGGCGCCATGCCGTGATCTGGACTCCTGACAAGCTCAGCCAAGAGTTCTACACCGAGGTGCTGGCCGACATCCGCGACGGCGCGACGGCAGCGTTGCACCACTACCTGCTGCAGGTTGACCTGACCGGATTCACCAATGGCACTCACCCGCCGATGACCCATGCGAAGGAAGAGCTGATCGGCCTAAGTCAAGACAGCCCGCAGCGCTTCCTGGACGAGCTCTACGGCGATGACATCCCGGGGCTGAAGCCGATGCCGGCACTGTCGAAGGAGTGGTACGAGGTCTACAAGGCCTGGTGCGCGCGCGAAGGCCTGCCGCGTCCGGCGCCGTCACCAAAGTTCATCAACGCGCTGGTGCGCAAGCGGCAGATCATCCACCCCGACCGGGCCCGGAAGCGGTATCAGATCGAGCAGACCGTGAATGGGCCTCATGGCTTCCTGATGCTCGGCAATTGCGCGGTGCCTGACGGGAAGACAGAGGCGGCATGGCTGGGTGACCAGGTCGTGTCCTTCCGCCGCATGTACTCCGACTACAAGGGGCGTGCGTGATCACTATGCCCATCAATGTGCGGTGTGTGCGGGATGTGCGGGCAGATGTGCGGGCATTGAATTGCCGTGAAACGCTTGGGGTAGTAGGTGTGTGCGGGACGTGCGGGCATCGGCCTACATGGGCGGGCGCGGGCGCGAACGGGCATCGCACTGCCGCCCAACGATGCGCCTCGCGTGCGTATGTGGGTGGCCGCACATCCCGCACACGCCGCACACGGCTTATGCCACAGCCATTCAGCGGCTATCGCATCCCGCACACGCTGCCGCACAGCCCGCACATGCTCGCGCGCGCGCGTTTTTCCGCTTTGACGAACTTCGAAGGAAATGGAGTAGGGGGTAGCAATGGCTGAGGATGACGTGACGATCACTGGCAAAGAACTGGCCTCCTTGATCGGCTGCAGGCCGTCCTATGTGGTCGAGCTGAGGAAGAAGGGCAGGGTGGTGGTCGGCGCTGGCGGAAAGGGGTTCCTGAAGGACGCCTCCCTGGAGCTCTACGCTCGCACTGCAGACCCGGTCTATGCCGGTGTCGCCCAGCGCCACGCCGATGAACGCGGCAGCTCGCTGGCGGGGAGCGAGGAGAGTACTGGCGCCGCTGACGCCGACAGCGATGATGATGAAGAGGATGGCGACGACGACGATGCCCGGCGTGCACGGCCGGGCCGCCCGCAGACGCCGGACTCGGCGCGTAAGGCCAAGGCTCTGGCTGACAAGGCGGAGACCGATGCACACATGGCGCACATCGCGCTGCAGAAGGAATTGGGGCTGCTGTTGCCACGCGCAGACGTGGAGTTGTTCCTCGCCGAGCACGCAACCACGTTCCGTGGAGCGATGGAGCGCTTGGCCGACACGCTGGCGCCGCAGCTGGCTGCAACGCTGGATGAGGCTGGGTGCCGGCGGCTTGTCTGGGATGAGGTGAGCCACGCCCTTGAAGAGCTCAGCCAGGGGTTCCGCACGCTGGCGGCCAAGGCGGCGGGGGCTGCGGAATGATGCAGGCACAGAACTGCCTGGCGTCGGTTCTGGCGCGCTCGCTGCAGCCGCGGCGGCCCATGAGCGTGTCGCAGTGGTGCGATGAGCACATGCGCCTGTCCACCAAGAGCGGCAGCAAGCCTGGTCGCTGGGTGACGGATCGGAACCCGCCGCTGCGTGAGCCCATGGACAACATGTCTGCCCGCAGCCCGGTGCACGACCAGGTCTGCATGTTCCCCATCCAGTTTGGCAAGAGCCAGCTGGCGACCAATGCGATGGCGTACTGGATGGACTATGCCCCCGGCCCGATGATGTATGCGCTGCCGGGCGAGGTGTCCATGAACAAGTGGATCGCCCAAAAGCTCAATCCGATGATCGAGGTGTGCGCGGCGGTCAAGAAGGCGCTGACCAGTACCGCCAGTCGCGACAGCGCCAACCAGCGCACGTTCAAGGACTTTGCCGGGGGGCAGCTCTTCGTGGAGCACATGGGCAGCCCCCAGCGCCTGAAGTCCTCGACGGTGAAGTATCTGCAGGTGGATGAGATCGATGAGGCGCCGCAGCAGCTCTCAACGGGCGACGACCCGGTGAAGATGCTTGATGGACGCACGTCGTCCTTTCCTACCACCTACAAGCGCCAGTACATCAGCACGCCTGGCATCGCCGGCCTCAGCCGCATTGCCAAGCTCTACGACAAGAGCGACCAGCGCCGGTATCACGTGCCGTGCCCGCACTGCGGTCACTACCAGGCCCTGCAGTGGAGCGGCCTGGTGTGGTCGCCCGACAAGAGCCACGCATGGTATGCGTGCTGCGAATGCGGCGTTGCGATTGAGGAACACTTCAAGACCGAGATGATCGCAAATGGTCGATGGGTTGCGGCAAATCCTGACTCGCCCATTCGCGGTTACACCATCAACTGCCTGTACTACCAGTTCGGGCTCGGGCCGCGATGGTTGGATTTGGCGAAGGAATGGCTCGAGGCGCAGGGTGATCCGGCATCCCTCAAGACGTTCGTGAACGACCGGCTGGCCGAGACGTGGGAAGACCCGTCGATGCGTGCGGTCAAGCACAACGTGATCAAGGATCGTGCGGAGCCTTACGCTCTCCGCTTGGCTCCGCTCGGAGTGCTGGCGATAACCGTGGGTGTCGACACCCAAGACGGCCGTCTTGCGGTCCACACCGTTGGCTGGGGGCGTGGAATGACCGCATGGACGCTGGACTACGTGGAGCTGCAGGGGGATCCGGCCGAGGACGCAGTGTGGGTAGCTCTGACGGATTTGCTCAATCGCGCCATCGAGCGAGTTGACGGTGTTCTGCTGCGCGCTATGGCGGTTGCCATTGATGCCGGCGGTCATCGCACCGAAGCAGTCAAGAACTACGTCCGCCAGCGACGTGTCACCCGCGCCATGTGCATCTTTGGGGCTGTGCCCAACAATGCGCCGGTGCTGTCGAAAGGAAAGCTGGTCGACGTGACCTGGAAGGGGAAGACCGATAAACGTGGCATCACCATCCACCATGTCGGCACGGTCAATGCTAAGCACTACCTCTACAGCAGGCTCTCGGCTGACGCCGAACGCGACGTTGCAACGCGGCTGGTCCATTTCAGCGATCAGCTGCCGGACGAGTTCTTCCCGGGCTTGGTCTCAGAGGTCTACAACCCGGTGAAGAATCGATTCGAGAAGAGGGTGACCCGTAATGAGCCGCTGGATACTTGGGTCTATGCCTATGCTGCAGCACATCACCCGGAGGTCCGCCTGAATCGTTTTACCCGGGCAGACTGGGATTTGGTGGAGCAACGCCTGTTGTCCTCGGTCACGACGGTGGGCGATGTTCCACGCGAAACGAATGCAGAGGTTGATTCTTCGGTCGAAGCTGTCGATTCCCGTGAAACATCGCTTCCGCCAAGGAAGGCGCGGACGACCTCTCCGCATCAGTTCCGGAGGCAGTGGTGAGTCGGAACACCATTCGTCATCGCATCCGCATCAACGAACTGACCGATGAGCTAAGTATTGGCGCGGCGCTGCGCCTGCGCTGCGATAGCTACGACATCCGCGAGGTGGTGGCAGCGGTCGTGGCCTACCTGGTCGAGGAGTACCCAGCCCAGGACCTGTACATCCCGGCCAGCCTCCAGACATCCACATACCCGGTGGGTGAAATCAGGAAGGGTCTGGAGCGGCAGGAGTCAGTTCGCTCCCTCTGCAAGCGCTTCCGAATTGATCGACGGACCCTGTACCGACTGTTGGACGAGCCCTCGGCGAACGGGTGATGGGTGCGGGTGAGTTCCCCGAGACTCACCCGCACTCGGTACGGAAACTGGCATCCATGGAAACGCGGATGCCCCTTCGATGAGCTGGACCCACGACGATGTGAAGCGCCTCAAGGCGGCCATCGCCAGCGGACAGCTGTCGGTGCGCCACGGGGATCGTCAGGTCACGTATCAGTCTATCGAGGCAATGCTGACAGCGCTGGATCGTATGGAGGCTGAGCTTGCCGCCGCAACGCCTGCGCGGAAGCCGGCCACGCGTTGCTATCGGTTCACCACGTTGAGAGGTTTCTGACGTGGCTATCTCGTTGCTCGATCGAGCGATCGCTGCGGTGGCCCCCAGCTATGCGCTGCACCGCCACCGTGCGCGTGTGATGCTCGATGCGGCAAGGGCCTATGAAGGCGCGTCCCGCGGCGACGGCTGGCGGGTGCGGCGTGCTGGTGCCAGTGCCAACACCGATCACATGGCAGATGCACGTGAGCTGCGCAATCGTGCGCGCTCTCTGGTGCAAAACGTCCCGTACTGCGCCCGGTCCCTCCAGGTACTGGTGAGCGCAACCATTGGCACGGGCATCACCCCAAAGGCTGAGGGTCCAGACGCTGCGCGGCTGGACAAGCTGTGGTTGCGGTGGGCGGATGTTGCTGACGCCGACGGCAAGTCCGATATCTATGGTCTGATGGCAACCGCTTATCGAGCGATGGAACAGGACGGTGAAGTCCTGATCCGTCGTCGCACTCGTCGTATGTCGGATGGTCTGGCGGTTCCGCTGCAGCTGCAGGTCCTGGAGATCGACTGGCTCGACGGGAGCAAGAATGGCTCGCTGCGCGGCGGTGGCCAGATCATCAACGGGATCGAGTATGACGTGCTCGGCCGTGTCAGGGCGTACTGGTTGTTTGCTGCCCATCCGGGTGAGGCGGTACGTGGTTCCGTGCGTCTGACCAGTGCGGCAGTTCCCGCTGCCGACATCATCCATCTGTTCAACCCCGTTCGCCCTGGTCAGGGGCGTGGCATCAGCCGGTTCGCGCCGGTCATTGCGCGCGTGCGCGACCTGATGCTGTACGAGGACGCCGAACTGGCACGCAAGAATCTTGAGGCTCGCCTGGGCGTCATTGTCAGTGGCGATCCAGAGGTCATGGCGAACAGCGAAGAAGACGGTCCTTCTCAGCTGAGCGGGGACCGTGAGTCGATGACGGACCTTGGGCCTCTGCCCAGTGGCGGTATCACACACGTGTCCGGTGCCACCGGCTTCCAGACCATCGAGCCGAAGCCGGCCGGTGGTTACGTGGAGTACTGCAAGTACAACGCGCACATCATCACTGCGGGTATCGGGGTTCCCTACGAGTCCGCAACGGGCGACATGCGTGAGGTCAACTTCTCCAGCGCACGTATCCGTCAGATGGAGTTCCGCCGTGACACTGAGCAGCTTCAGTGGTTGGTTCTGATTCCGCAGATGTGCAAGCCCATCTGGCGCTGGTTCGATGAAGCTGCGGCGCTGGGTGGCGAAGTACGCAAAGTCGGTAGCTCGGCTGACTGGAGTACCCCGCGCTGGGATTACGTGAATCCAAAGCAGGACATTGATTCCGAAATTGCGGGAATGGGCGCCGGCCTCTTGTCACCGAGCGAATCCCTGCGGCGGCGCGGCTATGACGCCGACGCGGTCTTTGTCGAGATGGGCAAGGACTACGCCCGCATGGAGCAAACCGGCGCGCTCAAGCTCATGAGCTTCTTGCAATCCAGTGCTGCGCGCTCGATGCCGGCCGCAGCCCCATCACCCAACGAGGAATAGTCATGCCCCTGGTAACACAGCCTTCGGCCATCGAGGGAACCCGGCTGATGCCGCAGCAGCTGCGAGAGGCGCGGCTTCTGCCCACCAGCTTCAACAAGGAGGCGCGCACGGTCGAATTGGTATGGACCGAGGGCGCCCGTGTTCGTCGCTACGACTGGTGGAACGAAACGGCCTATTGGGAAGAACTGGTCGTTGATGATGCCTCCGTGAACATGTCGCGGCTGGAGTCGGGCACGGCGCCTGTCCTGGACAGCCACAACACCTGGAACCTGAAATCGCAGATGGGCGTAGTCGAGCGCGCCTGGCTCGCCGATGGTAAGGGCCATGCCCTCATCCGCCTTTCCGAGCGCGAAGAGTTGGCTGGCGTCGTTGCCGACATCAAGGCCGGGATCATCCGCAATATTTCGGTCGGATACAGCGTCCAGCGCTATGAGGTCGAGCGTGCGGTGAATCCCGGTGACCTTCCCGTGTACCGAGCGGTTGAGTGGACACCGACCGAAATCAGCTTCGTCACAGTGCCCGCCGACCAGGGCGCAGCCACCCGTAGCAACCAACCCGCGCAGGGGACCCCCTGTGTATTCACCCGTAGCGCACCGTCGCAGGAGCACACCATGCCTCAGCCCGCCGCCCGCGCCGCCGAACCGGCGGTCCAGCAGGAACCCATCAACAACACCCCGGCTCTGGCAGTGCCGGCCGCCGCTCAGGCACCGGAAGGTGACACGCGCGCAGCCGACATCGTGGAGCTGGCAACTCGCCACGGCCAGACCGAGCATGCGGCTGGCTGGATTCGCGCTGGTCACTCGGTCGACCACGTGCGTGGCCTGATCCTGACCACGCTGGAGCAGCGCGACGCTGCTGCTGGCGGCAACATCAACCGCATCAGCGTCACCCAGGACGAAAGCGAGTTGCAGCGCGCTGCGGTCACTGACGCCCTGCTGTCTCGCGCGCAGGTCATCGATCCGACCACCAAGCGCGCCTTCGTTCTGACCGGCGACAACCCAGTGCGCGGACTGACGCTGATGGACCTGGCGCGCCGCAGTCTGGAGCGCAATGGTGTGCGTACCGATGGCATGTCCAAGCTGGAGCTGGTGGGCCGCGCCTTCACCCAAACCGGCAGCGATTTCCCGATCCTGCTGGAGGCGACCATGCACAAGGCGCTCCAGTCGGCCTACGCGGTAGCCCCGGACACCTGGTCCCGCTGGTGCGCCACCGGCACCGTCAGCGACTTCCGCCAGCATTCGCGCTATCGCGTGGGCAGCCTCGGCAACCTGGATGCCCTGACCGAAGCCGGTGAGTTCAAGAACAAGACGATTCCGGATGGCGAGAAGGCCACGGTTACTGCCGGCACCAAGGGCAACATCATCAACCTGACCCGCCAGGCCATCATCAATGATGACCTGGGCGCGTTCATCGGACTGGCAACGGCATTCGGCCGCGCGGCCAAGCGCACCATCGAAGCGGACGCCTACGCGTTCCTGGCTAGCAACCCCAAGCTGGAATCCGGCAAGGCTCTGTTCCATGCCGACCACGGCAACATCCTGGCTGCTGCTCTGCCGGGCGTGGAATCGGTGGACGCGCTGCGCGTGCAGCTGGCCGGCCAGAAGGATGTGGGCGGCAATGAGGTGCTGGATCTGGCGCCGGCCCTGTGGCTCGGCCCGACCAAGTATGGCAGCGCAGCCCGGGTGACCAACAAGGCCGAGTACGACCCGGACACGGCAGGGAAGCTGCAGCGCCCCAACGCCGTGCAGGGCCTGTTCCGCGACATCGTGGATACCGCGCGCATCAAGGATGACAAGTGGTACCTGTTCGCAGATCCCGCCGAGTGCCCGGTGATCGAGGTGGCCTTCCTGGACGGTGTTACCGAACCGTTCCTCGACTACGAAGAAGGCTTCACCGTGGATGGGGTGCGCTGGAAGGCTCGCCTGGACTTCGGCCTGTCCGCCCTCGACTACCGCGGCGCGCAGCGCTGCGGCTAACCCTTCTGGAGCACAACGACATGGCAAAGAACTTCGTTTCCGATGGGGACGTGATCCTCTGGACTAACAACAGCGGGCAGGCCGTGGCCTCTGGCCAGGCGGTGGTCATCGGCCACCAATTGGGTGTGGCCCTTGTGGCGATCGCCATCGATGCCGCGGGCAGCGTTGCGCTGGGGGGCGTCTTCACCCTGCCAAAGGTGCCGGCCGCGACCTTTGAGCAGGGCGAGAAGCTGGTATGGGACGCCAGCGCCAATGCGTTCGACGGCAGTGAAGCGACCGCTGCGGCGGGCGATATCACTGGCGCGGCGTTCGCGTGGACTGCTGGAGCAGCAGGACAGGCCACCGCCGAGGTGCGTCTCTCGCCGGGCAACGCCACCAAGGCGTAACCGAAAAGGCCGGCATCGCTCACATACGCCCGGGTGGCGTGAGCGGTGCCGGTTCTTCCACAGCGACAACGGGGAATCGCATGGGCACCACCAGCACGCCACGCGGCGTACGCAACAACAATCCAGGCAACATCGACCGCACCGGCACCCCGTGGCAGGGTGAGGACCGTACCGCCGCGGCCATCGCGCGCGAGCAGCGCTTCTGCGTGTTCCTGACCCCGCAGGCCGGCTTCCGCGCCCTGGCGAAGACGCTGCTGACCTACCAGCGCAAGCACGGCCTGCGCACGGTGAAGGAGATCATTGGGCGCTGGGCGCCGCCGGTAGAGAACGATACCGGTGCCTACGTCCAGCAGGTTGCGGTAGCGGTGGGCGTTGCGCCTTCCGAAATCATCCGCCTGGACAACCCGGTCACCCTGAGCCGCCTCGCCACTGCCATCGCCAAGCACGAAAATGGTGGCATGTACTGGCGCGCGGATGTGATCGCCGCCGGCGTTGCTGAGGCGCTGAACTGATGGTCGGCGGCGACATCAGCGCCACGGCCCCCTGGTGGGCTGCCGGCAGCGTCGTAGCGCTGTGGATGCTACGCGAGACGTGGACGGCGTTCCTCTCACGCAGGAAGGAGCGCACCGAGACCGACGCCAACGTGGAGCTCATCAGGGGCCTGTCCGACCGCGTCTCCTTCCTGGACCAGAGGGTCACTGCCCAGGATGAGCGACTGCAAGCTGAAATGCTGCTGCGGCTCAGGGCTCAGGAAGAGGCAAGCGCTCTGCGCACGCGCGTACGACAGCTCGAATCGACGCTGCGTAGCCTTGGCGCAGTCATCCCGCCTGAAGACCCGGTGGTACCCGCATGATCCGGGCCCTCATCGTCGCCATTCTTCTGCTGCTGGGCGTCGTCGTCTGGCAGCGCGGTTCGGTATCCATCGCGCAGCGTGCGGCGGACAAGGCCGCTTCGATCCGTGACGCCGTGGAGGTCGAGCGCGATGCCGCCCGCGCTGAGGTCGATGCCGCGATGGAAACCCTCAAGGCCGAGCGTCGCAGCGCCGCTGCGGCGAACAGCTTGGCTTCCAAGTATGAAAAGGAAAAGAACGATGCTCAGAAAGCGTCTGATCGTCTCGTCGCTGATCTTCACGATGGCAACCGGCGCCTGCACCAGCGTTGGCAAGCGTCCATCGCTACCGCAGAGCTGTCCGCGGCCGCCGCTGCCGCCAGCCAGCCTGATGGTCGAGCCGACGACCGAATCGAAAGTGTCGGCCGAGCTGTTGGCGCCGCCGCCCAGTGCGACGCCCAAGTGAGGGGGCTGCAGGCCTATGCACTGCTGTGTAGCGCAGGGGGGCAGCCGTGAGCCAGATCCGGATTGCCGTCGATGCGGACAACATGCTCGGCCGCCAGTTCACGCAGTTGGAGCGCCAGAACCTGGCGTTCGCCGTGATGCAAGCGTGCAACGCAACGGCGTTTGACATCCGCCAGCAATGGGAAGGCACTGCGGCCCGCGTGTTCGACCGGCCAACGCGTATGACGCAACGGGCACCGCAGTATCGCAAGGCAACGAAGGACAAGCTGTTCGCGGAGATCTTCCTCCGTGATGAGGCCAGCAACGGCACGCCGCCGGCAAAGTACCTGCTGCAGCAGGTGGATGGCGGCACACGTCGCAAGAAGGGCTTTGAGGTGCTGCTGCAGCAGCGAGGTGCGATGCCGCCGGGCATGTTTGCGGTGGCCGGTGAGGGCGCCGATCTGGATCAGCACGGCAATGTTCGCCCGCGGCAGGTGAGCCAGATCCTCTCCCAGCTCGGCGCCCGCCAGGATGCCCTACAGAACCAGACGGACACCAGCAAGGCCCGCCGCCGGTCCAAGCGTAAGCGCGGGGGCGAGTACTTTGCACTGCAGGCGCAACGCGGAAAGCTGCGGCCTGGCATCTACGAGCGCATCGCAACCGCGTGGGGTTCGGCAGTGCGCAGCATCTTCATCTTCACGAACACCGCGACCTACACGCCGCGTTACAACATTTTCGGATTGGCACAGCGGGCGTGGGACGGGCTGATGCCGTTCCACTTCAATCGCGAACTGACCAAGGCGCTGGAAACGTCGAAGTTCAGGGGGCGCCAGTGAGCCAGAAAGCGTTCCTGCAGGAATTCGACCGTGCTGCCATCACGGCATTCGCTCCGGCAGGCCTGGCCGACTCCGGTGCTGTGTACACGCCTCGTGGTGGCGGTCACGGGGTTCCGTGCTCGGTGATGGTGGATCGCGGTATTCAAGCCTTCGGGGATGACCCAATGCCGGTGGCCGTATACGAGGTTGTGATCAGCCTGTTCCGCGCGGAAGTGGTTGGCGAGCGCGACGCAGTAGTCGAGGTCGACGGCGAGAGATACAGGCTGACGGACAAGCTCTCAGATGACGGATCGCGTGTCCGCTGGGCGGTGGCCCGTGCCTGAGCCGACCCCGCGCCGCCGGCTCCTGGATGCCTTCGCTGCGAATCTGGAGCAGGTACTGGTGGCCGCTGGCTACTGGACCGATGTCGGCCAGGTCGTGACGCTCGAGCCAAGCCAGCTTGATCCGGAATATGTGGATGATGGCGTGGCCGTGTACATCGAGCGGCAGGAGCGCTCGCCCGAGCAGGCGACTGCCCGAACCCATCGATTGACCACCGTCTGCGTCCTGGTGAAGCGAGTTGCCAAGAGTGCCGCAGAGGCCCGCCTCGACGCCGTGGTGGACGACATCGAGCGAGCGCTTGACGGGCGGCCCAAGACCTGGCCCCCGGGCTTCACAGCTCCGCAATACGAATCGATGGAGCCCGTAAGGGCTCCAGCTGGCGCCGACTGGGTCGGCGCACTGTGCCGCTACACCTCGACCATCCCAAAACGTTGACGGCCGCCCCGCGGCATTACCTGGAGAAATACCCATGACCATGAAAGACCAGAGCTACCTGGGCAGCGGCAAGGTTCTGGCACGCGAGTACGGCGTGCCCGGGCCGTTCATTGATGTCGGAAACTGCTCAGCGCTGAGCCTGAGCCCACAGACCAACGCCATCACCCTGGCTGACCACACCCAGCCTGGCGGCGGCGAACGCAACCGTGTCGACCGCCTGACCGGCGTCGAGCTGGCCTACACCTTCCACGACTTTGCGCCCGAGAATCTGGCGCGTGCGCTGCGCGGAACCGTCACCAATGTGATCGCCGGCAATGCCGCGGACGAGGCCGTGGTGGCCTACAAGGGCGGTTTGGTGCCGTTGCTGAGGATTGCGAAGGCAATCACGACGGTCAAGCCAGCAAGCGGGGCGACCAGCTATGAAGCCGGCAAGGACTATGTGCTTCAGGACGGCGCGTTGTTCATTCCCGCCGACAGCGCCATCGCCGATTCGACCGACGGCACCGCGAACCTGAAGGTCACCTACACGTTCGGTGCGCAGTCGGTCCTCCAGCCCGTTGTCACCGCGGCCAAGCAGTACCAGCTGCTGTTCCTGGGTTTGAATGAGGCACAGAGCGGCAAGGCCGTTCGCATCCTGGCCCACCGCGTGTCTGGCGGCGTGATGGCGCAGTTTTCGGCCATCGGCGATGAGCATGGCGCTGGCGAGGTGACTGGCGCCCTGATGAGCGATTCGACCAAGGGGGCCGGCTTGTCGCGGTACTTCGAAGTGGTGCAGGAGGTGATCGCGTGAGCGACAGCCGCGCTGATGAGATGGAGGTGCTGGCGGCCGCCAGCACCTCGGTGCAGTACCAGGGTGAGGAACTGGTGATCTGCCCCTTGGCTGTGGGCCTCATTCCCTCGGTGGTGCGTGAGCTTCGGCCGGTGGTGGCGGGCTTGCGTTCGGCTGGTTCGGCGGATCTCGCCTTGGAATTCGAAATCAGCCCCGAGCTGGTGATGGACCTGATCACAGACCACTCCGGGGCACTCTTCGCCGCGACCGCCATCTGTGCTGGGCGAGACGTGGAGTTCGTGAAGAAGGGTGACGCGGCCGAGTTCATCGGCCTGGTGCTGAAGGTGGTTGAGGTCAACCGTGATTTTTTTACTCGGCAGATCAGCCCGCTCCTGGCCGGCCTGCGCACGCGGATTCCTGGGGTTGGGCCGATGCCATCCAGCTGCTGATCCAAAGCGGCCACTCCATGGGCTGCATCAAGGGATACACCTTGGCGCAGTTCAGGGCCTTCAGCGAGGCATCGGCACTGGCACGCCGCCGCCACCTGGCGGAAGAACTGATGAACCTGCGTGCGGCGCAGTTCGAGGGCTCGGACTACAGCGCATACCTGAACAAACTGATGGACTGACATGACCACATCCGCTCCCAATCTGCGCGTACGTATCTCGGCCGATGTCAATGACATCAAGCAGGGCCTGGCGCTGGTGCGGTCGGAGGTTGCCGCCTTCAAGCAAGAGGCGGCCAAATCCATCGACCTGAAGGGCATCGCCGATGGCTTCGGGCAGCTGCGCAACTTGATGGGAGGGCTGTTCGCTGGCGTTACTGTGGGCGGCCTGTTCAGGGCTCTGATCACCGAGACGCGCGACGCGTCCAATGAGGTGGCACAGCTTCAGGCCGTGCTTGCATCCACGGGGGAGCAGGCCGGGTTTACCCAGCAGCAGTTGCTGGACATGGCCGAGAAGATGGCCGGCGCTACAACGCTTTCCGCGGGCGAGATCGTTAAAGCGCAAACGCGCCTTTTGTCCTACACCGGGATCGTCGGTGAGCAGTTTCCCAAAGCTGTGCAGATGGCGATAGACCAGTCCGCCCGCCTGGGCGAGAACGTCGAACAGTCCGCCGAGACGATCGGCAAGGCGCTGGACAAGCCTTCGCAGGGTGTTGCCGCATTGACCAAGCAGGGTTTCAAGTTCACTGAGCAGCAGAAACAGCAGATGAAGGTCATGGAGGCCACCGGACGGACAGCTGAGGCACAGCAGATCGTGCTGGACGCCCTGGGGGAAAGCTACGGTGGCGCAGCACAGGCAGCCAGGAACACGTTCGGCGGCGCGCTCTCTGCGGTTGGAAACTCGTTGCGGGAGTTGGTTGATGGCTCCGGCAGTGGGAGCCTTGGCGCAGTGACTGCAGCAATCAATGATGTCGCCAAGGCGTTGGCGTCTCCTGAAATGAAGGCGGCCGCGGGAGCGCTGGCTGACTCGGCTCTGCGTTCGGTCGCGGCATTCGCGACGTTCATGGCACAGGACGGCGTTGGCTACCTGGTGAAGATTGCCCAGGCGGCGATGGTGGTAGCGAGGAACATCGATCTGGTAGCCGTCGCGATCGGTACGTATTTGGCCACCCAGGCAGTGTCGGCCGCAGTATCCGGCATTGCGAGTCTGATCAGCGGCTTGAACGCGCTCAGACTGGCACTCGTCGGGACGGCGGTCGCAGCGAATGCAACCAAGGCGGCGTTGGCTACGATGGGTGGCCCCATTACGCTGGCTATCGCAGCGCTTACGACAGCGCTTTACTACCTGTACCAGCGCACTGAGCAGGCGCGTCTGGCAGCGGAAGAGCACACCAAAGCGCTGAACCAGAATCGTGAGTCGGCCAAGTTGAGTCGCGACGAGGCGATGAGGGAGGCATCTGCGAAGCGCAAGCAGGCACTTGAAACTCTCAATGCTGCTCGCGCGATTCTTGAAGAGCGGCGTGCTCGCTTGGCCGATGCCAGTTCAGTGACCTCGCGAGGCGGTGATCGTGGTGATGGTGCAGCGCTGGCGGCTGCAACCAACGTCGAGCGCGCTCGGGCTGATCTGGACCGCGCCAAGAGCCAGCTCGATGACTGGGGCCGTCGCCTGGTTGAGATGTCGATGGAGGTCACCGAAGAGGTGCTCGCTGGATCGGGCGTAGCGGCTCAAGCGACCGAAGCTGGTGGGGCTGCCTTGGCGAAGTCCAACGCCAACATGATTGATGCCGCCCGGCGTGCGCTGGTGGCATTGGATGCGGTGTACAAGGACAACGGGGTCTCCATTGAGCAGTACTTCTCCAAGCGCTTAGCCCTGCAGCAGAGGTCTATCGATCTGGAGATTGACCAGGCTCGAGCCGAGCTTGCGGTGGCTACAGAGGCTGCCGGGCGTCGGCGGATCGAAGAGCAGATTGTGAAGCTGCAGCGCGACCGTGCCGATGTCGCAACCGTGGCTGCAGATGAGCAGCGAAAGGCGGAAGAGGCGCTCTCGCAGTCCTTGTCGGCGGTGAAGGGGCGACTCCTGGACTTGGACGGCAATACCGGGCAGGCCCAGCGCGTTCAGCTGGAGGCGGAGTACCGGGGGTTGATGGAACGGTTGCGTGCGGAGGGCGACGCCACGGGTCAGGCGCTGGTCACGAGCCTGATTGATCGCTTGGTGGCTAAGGCGAAGTCAGACGAGTTCCGTGAGGCGCTCGGCAAGATCACCTCGCAGCTGCAAGGGGCAGAGAGCGTCATTGGCGCTCAGGTAAATGCAGGAATGATGGGCTACGGCGAGGGTGAAGCCCAGACTGCAGCGGCTCGTGCGAAGGCGCTGGAGGATCTTCGGGCGCTGCGCATCGCATCCCTGGAGGCCATGGACGGCCTGAAACAGGGCTCACCGGAGCAAGTCGCCGCAGTGGCTGGATTGCAGGAGATCGACCTGAAGATTGCCCAGGTCATTCAGACACAGCGGGTCTGGGCGCAGAAGACACAGGATCTTGCTGGTTCGGCCCTCGGCGACTTCCTGGCAGATATGTCCACTGGCGCCAAGAGCTTCAAGGATGCTTTCAACGATATGGTGAAGAGCTTCGTTGCCGGCGTCGCTCGAATGATTGCGCAGGAGGCTGCGCTGCGCGCGGTGCGCGGGCTGTTCAACGCCGGTGGAGGCGTAGGGAGTGCCGCCAGCGAGCTAAGTGCCGTGGTCTCAAAGCACCATAGCGGCGGCATTGTCGGGGGCGGTGGCTCTCGTATGCGGCTGGCAATTTCACCTGCGATGGTTGGTCAAGCTCCCCGCTTTCATGGAGGCGGGGGATTCGGTCTGAAGTCGGATGAGCGGGTGGCGGTATTGCAGACCGGCGAGCGGGTACTCAGCCGCCGGCAGACTGCTGCGTATGACGCGGCCGGCAGCGGCGGCCGTTTGAAGGTGGAAATTCACAACAACGGCACCCCCGCTCGCATTGACAGCGCACAGATGGGCCGTGGTGCCGACGGTGAGAAGCTGCTGGAGGTCTTCCTGTCTGCTGCTGCAGATGACGTGGCTTCCGGTGGTCAGATTGCGCGTGCCGGGGTGGCTCGCTATGGGTGGGCGGACCGCGTATGAACCAGCTCCCCAGCACCACCACTGTGATGATGGACGGCTTCGCTGAGTCGGTGGATCCCGGTATCGAGCGTACCGAGATGGAACGAGGCGTGCCCAAGCAGCGCGTAGTGAACGCGCGCGTCATGGCGAGGATCAAGGTGTCGCTGTACTTCGCCACCTCCGCGGCAGCCGACGAATTCGACAGTTGGTATTTCGACACGCTCAAGCGCATCGGCTGGTTCGCATTCCGCAATCCGCGTAATGGGCGCGAGCTGACAGTTCGATTTGAAGGTGGCTCCGTTGGTGAGCTGACTTTGATCGACGATTCGGGTTTTGACAGTAAGCGCGCGGTGATTCTGGAGTATTTGCGTTGAGTAGCTTCCTCGAGCGTCGTCAGCGCACGACCGACACCGATAGCGCCCTGGCCCTGATCGAGATCAGCGCGCCATCGTTCCCCGAGGTTCTGCGCATTGCCAACGACACAGTCGATTGGACCAGCCGTGGCCTCGTATACGTCGGCTACCCCTTCGGCTTCAAGCTGCCGGAGGACGTGAGCGGCCAGGCTCCGCGGCTCCAGCTGGTACTGGACAACGTCGGCCGAAACATCACAGAGGATCTGGAGGGCCTGTTACCGGGCGAGATCGTGAACGCACGGCTGATCATCACCGATCGCGCAGACCCCAACGTCATTGAGGCGGATTACGACCTCCCGATGGCACAGGTGTCGGTGAACAGCCAGACAGCGACAGGGCAATGCGGCGTCGACTACCTGACCCGCCAGCAGGCGGTGCTGCTGCGTGCCAACCCGTTCACCCTGCCAGGGATCTTCTGATGCGCCTGGCGGATGTCGAGAAGTTCGTAGGTATCCCCTACGACGCCGATTGCTTCGACTGCGCCGACCTGGTGGTGCTGGTGCAGCTGCAACTGTTCGGACGACCGATCACGCTGCCTAGGCGCCGCCCCCGCGGTGCTCAAGGTGCGGCCGAGCTGGGAACCTTGTCGCGGCCATACGGACATCGACGAGATGGCCCCCCTGAAGATGGCGATCTTGTCCTGATGCTCGATCAGGGCCACCGAAGCCCCGGCCACGCCGGACTTTTCTTTTTCCTGGCCCATGAAGGCTGGGTACTCCACAGCAACGAGCGCAACGGCTGCAGCGTGCTGCACCGCGTGCGTGAACTGCCCGGCTTCGGGCTTCGAATCGAGGGCTTTTACTCATGGGTCTGATGGACGCCCCTGTCCCTACCGGTCGCCTGATCGTCACTCCCCACCCGGTGCTGCTGGATGGGCAGCGCAATGCGCCGGTGGACCTGCGTCCGGGCGAGTCTCTGTATGCATTCCTGATGCGCCACGTAGAAGGGCTCGACGGGCAGGCGTGGCTGGTAACAATCGGCGGTCGCCCTGTCGATCGTCACCTCTGGAGCCACGTCTATCCCAAGCACGGCCAAGTCATTGAGGTCCGTGGGGCGGTGGGCAAGAGCGCTGTTCGCCTGGTCGCCATGGTCGCGCTGACCTACTTTGCATTCCAGGCGCCGATGCTGGCGGGCTGGCTGGCGAAGGCGGGCTTGTCTGGTGCTGGTCTGGCGGCGGCACGTGCGGGCGTGTATCTGGCCGGCAGTCTGCTGATCAACAAAGTACTGCAGCCCAAGCAGCCCAGCGCCGCCGCGCCCGCCGAAAGCACCTTCGCCCTGTCCGCGCCCCGCAACCGCCCACGGCCCTACGAGCCTCTGGGCCTGCTGTTCGGGTCGGTGCGCATCGCCCCGGACGTGGCGAGCCTGCCCTACACGAACTACGAAGGTGACCAGCAGTTTGTCTCGCTGCTGCTGACTCCCGGCATCAACGTTGCCAGAGTGGAAGAGCTCTACAACGGTGATGCGTTGCTCTCGAGCTTCGAAGGGGTGCAGGTCTGGTACAACGGCTTCTCTGGCATGCCCGACCAGGACATCCCGATCTACAGCAACGTGGCTGTGGTCGAGGGTGGTCGGCTGCTCGACACCAGTAGCGATCCCAAGAATCGGCCGGGGCAATGGGTGCAGCGTACCGGCAGTGAGCGGACGATCCGCCTGGTGGTGGGCGTCGAGTTTCAGATCTGGGACGTGACGTCGAAGGGAAAGGAAAAGGACAACCGGGAGCAGCTTCAGGTTCAGTACCGGGCCGTCGGCACCGGCAACTGGCTGAACTTCGGCAACTACAGCGTCTCTGGCCGCACCCAGAAGACCCAGAAGCGCAGCTACACCTTGGATGTGCCCGAGGGGCAGTACGACGTGCGCATGCGAGTGGCCGGTCAGAACACCGATGGCAGCGGCGCCCAGGCCAACTTCACCTGGACCACGCTGACCAGCGTTCGACGGGAGCCGCCGGGATACCCGGGCATTTCGCGCATCGGCATCCGTATGCGGGCCTCGGGCCAGCTCAATGGCGCGCCTGATGAGATCCGCTGTGTGGCGCACTCGGCTCCGATCCCGGTATGGAAGGGCGATGCCATCGGCTGGGTGACCGAGTCCAGCAACAATCCAGGTGCGCAGATCCTTGCCTATGCCCGAGGCTTCACTGATCCCACCGGCAAGCGCATTGCCGGGATGGGGTTGCCCGACCGTCAGATCGATGTCGAGGCGCTGAAGGCCTTCACACTGCACTGCGCTGCGAACGACCTGACATACGACCATTGGTTGACCGAGGTGCGCAGCCATCAGGGTGTGCTCGACGCGATCGCGCTGGCCGGTTTCGGCCAGATCGCTTGGCCTCGCGGCCGGCTGGCTGTGGTGTGGGCCGCGGACGAACAGCCGCTGTCGGGAGTGGTCAACATGGCCACCATCAAGAAGGGGCAATTCCAGGTCGACTACACCCTGGCCAGCGCCGCCGATGGCATCGAGTACAGCTACCTCGACCGCACTACGTGGGAGGCCAAGACGCTGCGCGTGCCAGCACCAGGCGTGACGACCATGCTCAATCCGGCACAGGTGTCCGGCGAGGGAGTCACCAGTGAGGCACACGCGGCACTGCTGGCGCGCTGGCACCTGGCGCAGAGCCTGTATCAGTACAAGGCGATCACCTACAGCACTGATATCGAACACATGTCCTACGGCCGCATGTCGGTGCTGGCGCTTCAGCACGATCTGACGCAGTGGGGCTTCGGCGGCCAGGTGCTGTCCGCATCGATGGGGCCGGGTCGAGCCGTGACGCTGCAGCTCGACGTGCCGGTGCCTGCGCCCGCCCAGGGCAGCGCCTACATCGGCCTGCGCATCCCTGGCGAGCGGGTGTACCGCGTGCTGCGGGTCCTGCCTTTCACCGGCGATAGCGACCAGCTGAAGCTGGCCGACCCGTGGCCGACCGATGCCGAGCTGCCGGGCAACGGCAGTGCCAATCCGGCATGGGACACGATCTGGATCTACGATTTCAAGCAGACGCCGGGCTACCGCGTGCGCGTGGTCGGCGTACGGCCGGAAAGCGATCTGAAGGGCGCCGCTGTGGATGTGGTGCCCGAGAGTCAGGAGTTCTGGCACTACGTCAAGACCGGTGAGTACATTCCCCCCGGCAATGGCTCGCAGCTGCAGACGCGGCCGATCGCCAGCAACCTGAAGATGACCGAACGACAGGTGGTGCAGGGCGATACGGTTTACACCGAGCTGCAGGCCTCGTTCGACATCTCTGGTCCGGTCGGAGACATCGTGGTGCTGAGCGACCTCGACGGCAACGCCGCGCTGGAGGAAGTCGCGCGTACCGTCACCCGTTCGGCCAGCTGGCGCATCCCTACAGCAGGCACCTATCCAGTTACCGTGCGGCCGTACAGCCCCGACGGACTGGCGGGTGTTGCGGTCAGCCTGATCTACAACACCATCGGCGCAGACGTACCGCCGGTGCTGGTTGACCTGTTTGACGTGGAGGAGCTGAGCGGCGGCGTGCGCCGTTACACGTGGGGATTCCTCAGTGACACCATTCAGTCGGCAGACTTCGCCGGCGTAGAGATCCGCTACATGCCAGGCCTGATCGCTTCGCCGTCCTGGGACCAGATGACGCCTCTGGGCGATACCGGCTATCACGCTGCTGCCTTTGAGGCAGTGCTGCCAAGCTCGGGCGAATGGACGTTCGCTTGCCGATCGCGCAACACCAGCGGCGCGCTGTCCATGGGAATGCGGGTGTTGTCCCGGACGCTGGGGAACAACCTCGGCGAGCAGATGCAGGAGACCTGGGAGGAGGCGGAGCGGGCCAATCAGCGGGTGGGGCAGGAGATCATCGATCGACTGGCCGGCGATCTGGCTGCAATCAAGGAGGCTGTGGGCAAGGCACGTCAGTACACCGACGAGCAGGTCGCCGCGCTCAACGGCATCCTGGAGGACATTGTCGGCGCAGACGAATGGGCGGCCGGCACGACCTACCCGGCCGGTGATTTCGTTCACCACGATGGGACGCTGTATCGGGCGCTGGCCGAAAACGTGGACGTGGAGCCGGGCACTGACCCGGCGGTGTGGGAGGCCATCGGCGATTACACCTCGGTGGGCGATGCGCTGGCGGCGGCCATCAGTATGTCCACCAAGAACGCCAGCGACATTGAGGCTGAGGCCAGCCGCGTGGATGCCGTGGTCGCGCGGATGCCGGCGGGCGCTGGCACGCTGGCCACATCTGCACAGGTGGCCAGTGAGCAGCAGGCACGCGCCGATGCTGACTCGGCCTTGGGCCAGCGCCTCGACAGCACCAGTGCGGCGCTGGACGGCAAGGCGAGCACGGCCAGCGTCAATACAGTCGAGCGGGCTAGCGTTGCTCGCGACGAGGCACTGGGCGAGCGGCTCAACACGACGAATGCGGCCTTGGAAGGAAAGGCCTCGTCCGACGCGCTGCAGCAGCTGCGCAGCGAGGTGACCGAGCTGGACGGGGTTGTTGATGCCAACAGCCAGCTGATCAACCAGGTGCGTGCATCGCAGTCCGGTGGCGTGAACTCGCTTCGCAATGCTGACTTCGGTATGGGCACGTCCGGCTGGCAGTTCGCGGTCAATCCGTGGCAGGCTGCTTTGCAGAAGAACTTCGCAGGGCTTGACTGGACACCTGTCGGTGGCGCCCAAGCCGGCTTCAGCGTCGGGGGAACGCCCGGCGGTGGTGTTGCGTTGGACCATGATGCAAGGCCAGTGGTGATCGCCGGGGAGAACTGGATCGCCTCGGCATATCTGGCGAGCCACCGCTGCTATTCGTACCTGCAGCTGATTGCACTTGATGTGACAGGACGCGTCATCGATTTCGTCAGCTCACCGGTGTCGCGCGCGTTTGGCGGCAAGCTGCTCGGGCAGTGGGCCCGAGTACATGCGCGTTTCCCCAACGGCCTGCCCGAAGGCACCGTTACCGTGATTCAGCGCTGGTGGACGGAGGGTGCGAATGGCGAATCGCCCTTCTCATGGATTACGCAGCCCATGCTTGAAAAGGCGGCTCCTGGGCAGACAGCGCCGTCATCCTGGTCCGTGAGTGCTACCGGCATGGCCGAAGCGACACAGGCGCTGTCGGTGCGTGCGACGACGCTGGAGAACGGCCAGTCGATGATGTTCGCCAAGTACACGATGGCCCTGGACGTGAACGGCCATTGGATTGGCATGACCTCGGTCAACAACGGTTTCGTGGGGCGGGTCGACGTAGTCGCCGACGTGTTCAGTGTTGTGGATCCCAACAACACCGGTAGTACGACGTTCGAAGGCGGCCGCTGGGTTACCCGGTCCGGGGCCTACATGATGGTGCACGGCAAGCCGTTCGGCGTGTCCAGCGACCTGATGATCTGGATCGGTGTGGGCTCCAACCCGGCCAATGCCAGCAAGGCGAACGGCCTGTTCTGGGTGGACAACCAGGGCAACGGCTACTTCGGCGGCAGCCTGTCGGCTGGCGTGCTCAAGAACGCCGTGCAGACCACCTCGACCAGCGGCAACGCCGAGATCATCAATGGGCCGTTCTCCACCCTGGGGCGCGCCAAGAACGTCGTGGTCAGCTACGACATGACCAAGACCGACACGGCCAACACGGGTCGTTGGACCGGCGTCTCCGGCCCGGTGAACGCAACCATCGCGATCTACCGGAGGGTCGGAAACGGCGGCGAGCAGTTCATCACGAACTTCAACGTCACGGGCAACTACGAGGTGATGAACGAGCAGGGTGGCCCATCGCAGCTGATCTCGCGCATGGGTGGCTCGCACACCTTCACCGACAACACACCGGGCACCGAGCAGTTCACCTACCGCGCCATCATTGTCACCCGCAACGTGGCCACCGGCACGGCGAGCGGCGGCGCGGTCGGTGTGGCTATCAATCAGACGCTGGGCATCATTTCCGTGGAGCAATGAAATGTCACCGATTCTTTCCGAGAGCAACAACAACCGGGTCGAGATGTTGGCGACCCGGATCGAGGTTCAGTGGGATTTCCGAAACAACGACGGTCCGGTGCTGTTCAACTTCGACCGAGTGGACTGGGACCCGGTCGCGAACCACGTGAACAGCCGGGAGTACGACCGCACCATCCCGGCGCGGATCCAGACCTTGATCGATCGCGAGTACACCATCATCCACCCGGTGACTGGCGAGCAGGAGGTGGTGCCTGGCTGGAAACTCATGGCGCTGATCAAGGCCGCGACGGACCGGGTCTGGGAGACGGCGACTTCGCCCGCAGCGATGGTCACAGCGCTGCCGGGTGAAGGAGGGAGCTGACGGCCGAACCATCACGCTTCCACAACGGTGCCCCGATGGCGCCGTGTGCTACTCGGTGCAGATATTGAGTGTCTCGATGATCTGCCCCGCGACCTCTGCATCTGCGCATAGAAAGAAGACGGCATCCCTCTCCGCTGCTTCAGAAAGGAAGTGGTGGACAGTGATCAGAGCGGCCGTCGTATTTCGGACGAACACCTCGTGGTACTGCGAAAGCCGAACGTGCGCAAGCTGCGCAGCAAGCGCCTGCTTGGTTGCTCGGATTTCGGCACTTTTGTCACTCTCAATCCGCCCAGGCAGGCCGACTCCGCAACCGGTATAGACACACTTGTCCTTGAACCTGGTCCTCCAGGCGAACTGAGGGGAGTTGGGTTCGAAGGGGGGCGCGTGTAGGGGATTGCTCTTGATCATTTAGGGGCGACGGTGTGTGGACTGGTCGCTTCCTGCGAGGTGCGCGCGGCTGCCTGATGCTGCTCACGGCCGCTCAGTCTTGAGTGGTGTACGGAGCGTAGTTCTGCGAGCGTGAAAGTCCCGCGACTGTGCAGCTCTTGTTGCCTTGCTTCCTGCACGCGCTGAGCACATGGCTGTGCATACGATCACCGCTGAATTCGAGGTTGTGCCGCATGCTCAAGTGTTCAGTTGTGTTTGTAAGCTCCGCTGTCGAAGAAGTGGCTGAAAGCCGGCTTGCCGACCTAATGGCTGCTGGGGCTAGGTTCAACGATGCGTGCGGGTCGAGAGCGGTTGTGTGCTTCGATGGACGCCGCTTCTTTACCTACCTCGAGGGAACCGCTAGTTCGGTAGCTGCGACTTTGGTCTACATCGAGTCATTGGCCATCCACTCAGAGCTTGTGCAGCTCGCTCGAGGGACTGTTCAGCAGCTCCGCTTCCCGGAACAGCCGTTGCTATTCATGCGGGTGACCCCCTCTCAGCTTAAGTCCTTGGTCCGCGCCGACTGGACCAATTTCTCCCAGCGCCTGAAAGGCCGTTTTGATCCCGTTACGGGCATGGAGCAACTCGCCGATCTGGTTGCGCAATGCCGCGAGTCGGCGGCAGCCTGAATTGCTGCGGCTCCCCCGGAGATAGCACCTTGTGCTGTCCTCGGGTGTATAAGCGATCAAGGGCAGTAGGGAACAGATCGATGCGCTTTGAGTTCACGCATACCCACATCTATCCCGGGGCTACCGCCGATCTTTCTGGCAGCCTCCCGGCAACTGACGGTGAGACCACGTGCTTGGTGGAGTTGAGTGATGGCGTCGTCCTCTCGACCAGTTGTTCTGTGAGGGGGGAAGAGGTTCTTCTTTCAATGCCGGAGTACCTCACCGCTCGTGGCGCGAAGATACCCGCGAAGACGTGGGCGCTACGCAGGGACGTTGAGACAGGAGCATGGCGGGCGAAATCCCGGGTCAACACCTAGAGTGGGGGTGTCACCTTGGATGATTCTCGCATCACGTGGCGACAGTTATCCTGTGAACCCCACACCGAGAAGTCCAGATGCACGAGTTTCAAGATTGGATATTCAGCGCCAGGGGAAGAACCATAACGGCCAGGGTTCAGGTGGATGGGCGGGGGGGCGGCACCATTACGCGGTTTGAGGTCAGGCCCGGTCCGTCACAAATCGGCCTTTCAATCAAAGTGGGCTCCCAGCAGGAGGCCGCCGCCGAGCTTGAGCGAATCCTTACTGGTCTACTGGGCGCTGATTGGTAGCCCTTGGGTCGATCGAGGAAATCTGCTCGGTGAGCATGCGAAGAGACTGCTGAAGCGCAGCGGTGAAAACCGGGCCGTCGGTGCCGGCATGAACGTCCGCCGCTTCTACCAGCATAAGTTCCCACACGCGGGCCAGTGATCGCCGATCGTTGTGGGTGGCGATGGCAGCGCCAAGCGCGTATTCCATCGCCTTGAGGTAGGCCCGATGGGCTTCCAGATCGACCTCGCACGAGCGCAGTCGTTCAGCAATTTGCTCCAGGGTGAGTGTCATAGCGGGCTCGACTTGCGCATGAATAGGACGGATAGTCCGTGTGGGCCACTGGGCGTACACAATGAGCATCCTCAACGTTTTGCTGCGTGCTGACCAGCTCCTCGTTGCCGTTGACACCTTGGCGGAGGATGCCCAGACCGGCGCCCACTCATCTGGTGCAAAACTGCTCCTGATTCCGCAGCACAACCTTGTGCTGGCTGCGCGCGGGTCCACGCAGTTCTTCCTTCGTATCTACGAGCTGGCTCTGCAGGCGAGCTTCCGTGCTGATTTCACGATGGAGCAGCTCTCCGCCGAGTTGGGCCTGGTAGTGGATCAACTATGGCCGAATTACGTGAGGGCGGCAGCCGAGGCTCGCTTGCCGATCGAAAAGCTTGGGACCGAGCTGGTGCTGGGTGGCTGGTCGCCGAAGAGAGGCCGGATGGTGGCCACAGCCTATGCGAAGAGCGACAGCTCCAGGCCAACGATAGTGCAGCCCCTCGATGGGGGCTTGGCTTCTCCTGGGGAACCGCTGGCCGGCAGGTCGGACAGCTTCGCACCGGCCGAGGTTCTCGCTGCAGGTAAAATTCAGGCCGCATGGCTCAATGCGCGGATGGGGCGACAGGTTGCCGGAGGCCGGCTTCTGGCCACTGTGTTGCGAGAAGGGCAGGCGGTGACCCAGGATCTAGGACCTATCTAGGTCTTCCGGCGTCAAGCCAGCAAGAGCGAGGATTCGATCCTTCCTCAGCTGCTCGCCCCACAGGATCCACGCTTCCTTGGTGGTCAAGATCCCTGTCACTTTGCAGGCTGGACAAGTCAGCTCAACACCTCCGCCCACGTCAGCAAGGCCGCTGCCGCGGGAAATACGTGATTCGTCTCCACAAGAGCCGCACTTGACCTGAAGCGATTCGACTCGCTCGAGCGTTCCATTCAGGTGCAGCAATGGGCGGATCCGAAAGATCCGGAAAGCGGTCGGGGGTGTCATGTGTCTTGCCTTTAAGGGGCTAGACACGGGGGCGAAGGATTTCGCACCGGAGAGGAGCCAAGTGCGTCAACCATACAGCATGAACAGTTAAGAACGTCGTGCTGTACAAATTTTCGTCGCTGTAAGGCGTGAAGGAGCGCAGCGGCGTATGCCGCTGCGCCTGGATATCAATCGAACTCGATGGCTTCGCGCATCGGCTGCGTCCAGGTGTCGGTCACCCAGCAGGTTCCCTCGTGGCAGAACGTCTGCGTGCATCGGGCCATGCCGCCGCCGGCAGGCACGCATGACGTGTGGAAAGAGGCAGCATTAGCTGCGGGGACCACGCCTACAGCTCCGGCGGCTCCTGCGGCGGCAACAATCAAACCAAGCAAGACACTTTGGATCTTCATGATCACTCCATTGTCAAGTTGATGAATGCCCGATGGGCAGCTGGAAGTTCTCAACCGACTCGGATGCTTGCAATAGGAAAACCACTCACTGGCATGTAGGGCATTGCCTATGGGCCGCATGCAAGGGCACCCGCAGGCGCGTCTGAGCGGTTAAGATTGGCCATTGAACGAATCGCAGCGGTTGAGACGGCCAGCCGTATGCTCTTCGCCATGCTTCCCTCGCACGGCTACCAAGGCTTCCGCACCGCCCCGATTCCCTCTGGCTGGGTCCAGGCCGGTGAGCGCTGGGCGCTCTGGTACAACGGGCGCGAGACGGCTAACGTCACGCTCGACGGCGGCCCCGGGGTGCGCCTGTGGATGGAAGGCCAGAAGATGTGGCAGACCAAGGAAGCGCGCGCGGCCAACGTCCGCCAGGCGAAGCGCTACGCCGAGCGCTGGTGCGCAGCCAGGCTCTATCCCTATCTGTCCCTTCGTGAGGCCGTCGCCCGGCTGACCGACAGCACGCCGATCCAGCCGCCGCCACCACTGCCCGGCCTGCCGCCGACCCGTGAGCAGCAGCAACAGGCTCGGCGCCTGGCTGAGGCCGGAGCGAAGGAAGTCGAGCGGATAAAGGCAGCGCTGGAGCCACGCAGGCCGGCGGCAGAGACCAAATCCCGCCCGAAGGACGGCCGCAAGGCGTGGGTGAGGGCAGGGCTGCAGCAGCTGCGCCGCGGCGTTTGACCGCTCAGGCTCCAGAAAACTTCCGCATAGCCCCTTGCGACACAAGGGCTACGGCACGTCTGCTCCAGAAATCAGTTCAATGCAAGTCTTTGATTCGGCTCCACAGTCAGGCAGACTTCTAAGCCGGCGGTTACAGGTTCGATTCCTGTCGGGTGCGCCATTGGCGAGGCACCGGGGTCGTATCGGCAGATGTGAAGAAGTGCTTGCAAAAGCCCACGGACTCCACCAGAATATCGGACTCGCTTCGGCGGACCGGAACTTTGGTGACAGTCTCCAGGCAAAGGTTTGAATTTCCCGTGCCAGTGGTATCGGCGAGGGGGCGAAAGTTTCAGTGGTGGCTGTAGCTCAGTTGGTTAGAGTACCGGATTGTGATTCCGGTGGTCGGGGGTTCGAATCCCCTCAGCCACCCCACTGATTCAACCGTATCGGCATGGCCGAAACGGTATTGCAATAAACAGAAAGCACGCTACAATGTGCGTCTGAGTTTCACGGGCCGTTAGCTCAGTTGGTAGAGCAGTTGACTCTTAATCAATAGGTCCAAGGTT